GATGGTAGCCTTCTCTTCAGGCCGGGGTGGCGAAACTGGCAGACGCACGGGACTTAAAATCCCGAGAGGGTTCACCCCTCGTGTGGGTTCGATTCCCACCCCCGGCACTCCCGTAACTCTCTCAGTTCTTCAGCGTTACGGTTTCGCCAGTGAGGTCGCTCTCGTCGTCCGCGGCGATCGGCTGATCGGCCCCGTTTGCGAATGGCTTGCGAATACGCTCGGCCTCGGCGGCTTCGAGCAGGCCGAGGGCCCGCTCGAGGCGCAGGGGCGTCGCGTGCAGGTAGCGGCTGGTCATGCTGATGTTGCTGTGGCCCAGGAAGTCCCGCACGTCGTGCAGCTCGGCCCGTGACTCGAGAAGGCGGCAGGCGAACTCGCGCCGGAGGTCGTGGAAGTGGAGGTCGGCGATCCCGGCCTTCGCGCAGGCTCGTGCCCAGGCTTCGCGGATGCTCGGCATCTCCTCTCCGACCTCGTTGCCGAACACGTAGGCCGTCGGCGGGAGGGGCTCGCCGGCGAGGTCGGTGGTTCGCATGGTGAGGACCGCGCGCAGACGCGGGCCGATGGGCAGCACACGCGGCTGCCCGGTCTTCGTCCGGCTGCCCGAGAGCGTGATCGTCTTCGGCGTGCCCTTCGCGTCGATCTGGACGTCCGCCCAGCGGAGCGCGAGCAGTTCCCCGCGGCGGCATCCCGTCGAGAGGGCCGCGATGATGAGCCCCCGCAGGCGCGGGTTGGCGGCGGCGACGAGCCTGTCCTCCTCCTGAGGTGAGAGCCGGCGGGTGCGCTCGGTCTCGGCGCGCGAGTCGGTGCCGATGACGACGACGCCGTGCCGCTTGAACGGGGAAGCGTCGGCGTAGCCCTGGGCGATGCTCCAGTTCCACAGGTGCCGGATTCGGGCCTTGAAGCGGTTCAGCCCGACGATGCCGCCCTTGCGGGCGCGGTGTCCGACGACGGCGAGCTGGCGGAGCCCCGCCGGCACGGCACGGCCTGCGGCCTCGAGGGCTCGGACCTGCTCGAGGGTGGCCTGCGCCTTCTTCACCAGCTCGAGGCGGGCCTCGAAGATCAGGTCCAGGTCGGCGCGGATGATGCTGGTGAACGTCCGCGCGCCGAGCCGCTGCCCGTTCGGGAGGAGCGCGTCGACGAACTGCCCCACGTGCTCCTCGAACTTGGCGAGGGCCTGCGGGCGCCGGGAGGGCGTGCGGGCGTAGCGCTTGAGATACTCCTCCGCGACGGTGTCGAGGGTGACGGTCGAAGGGTCGGGCGTGCCGATGCGCTCGCCCTTCGTGGAGAGGCGGCCGGCGCGAATCTCGCCGCGAGCGTGGTCACGCAGTGCCTCCGCCTCCGTGCGGCTCATCACATAGGTGAGCGGCTTCTCGGCGTAGCGGTGGAGGCTGAACCGGTATTCGATCTTGCGGCCGTCGGCGTCCTTGCCCAGGGAGAACCCGAAGTGCCAGGGGTGCGCGCAGGCACTCCAGCGCTTCCGGGGGCAGCCGCAGACCTTACGGAGTCCGTCGTTGGTTCGTCGTGGCATAGCCGATCCTGGCCTCGAGGTCGCCGATGCGGCAACAGGGCCAGGAGGCAAACCTCAATTATGCCGGCTGCCCCGAAGTGTCCAGTTGACTAGATCTGTGCGGGCTCGGCCCCGCTGCCCGGCCTGACCGATTCGTGGGGGTGAACCATGCCCCCTTCGACGGCGCCGCTCCTTGCGGCGGCCCTGAGCAGCGGGACCCGAGGTCTAGAACTTCGGCGGGACCAAGACGAAGGCCGTCACGCCCACGGGTGGGGAAGCAGCCGGATCCGCGGTAGTCGTTGCCGGCGTCGGTGTTCGCCTCCATCGTGATCGTCTTCTCGTAGATGCGGTCGGGGCCGGTGCACAACTCACGCACGATGCGCTTTACGGCGGCCTGCGAGACGCCGGCCTGGGCGCCGAGTTCGCGGAGGCGGACGCCGCGGCACACGAGGTCCCTGCCCTGGGGCCTCAAGTGACCCGCGACGACGAGCGCGAAATGCTGGAGGCCCTTGGAGCGTCCAGCGACCCTCTGCGCCACGAATTCTGCCGGTGAGAACGAACTGGAATACATGATGGGCCTCCTCAGTGCGGCTGGTCGCCGCCACCTGCCTTCTTCTGCTGCGTGAGGGCGAGCTCGGCGATCTTCGCGTTCAGCTCGGCGTCGGTGAGGTGCTCGAGCGGCCGGTCGACGTGAACGTGCTGGATCTCGGTCGCCTTGTTCAGGCCGAGAAGCTCGCGCTGGACTGCCAAGGCGGCGCGGGCCTGCTCGAGGAACCGCGGATCGCCGGGCGACTCGCCGGTCTGGACCTCGGCGACCTGCTGCTGGCCGTCGCGGCCCTCCACCGTGCGGCGGATCTTCTTCGTCGTGCCGTTCTTCGACTTGAGCCAGGCGTCGAAGGCCTCCCGATAGAGCGCCTCGGTGCGCATGAGCTGACGGACCTTCGTGGTCTTGGCGAGGTCATCCACCCGCCCGAGCGCACGGGCCTCGACGCGACGGAGCAGCTTCGAGACGCCCGTCTGGCTCATGCCGAGCTCCGCCGCGATCTCGCGTGAGGACTTCCCCTGCACGGCGAGGGCAACGGCCCGCTCCTCGCGAATGCGGGCCAACGCGCGACGGGTGGCGCGGCTCATGGTTAGGTGTTCAAGCCGTTGTCGCGGGCGATCTTTCTGAACTCCGCGACCTTGTGCTCGTGAAGCTGCCCGCGGAGCGCGTTGTAGATGGCCGGGAACGGCGCGGACTGCGTCGGCTTCGACGGGAAATCGATCAGCCGGTAGACAGCGCGGTCGCCGCTCATGATTGCCGGGCCGCTGTAGTCCGTCTCGATCTGATCGCCGATCGCGGTGAGCTTCTTCCGGGCCGCGATGAACCGCTCGCCTGCGTCCAGAACTTCCCGAACCGTCTCCTCGACAAGCGCGATGACCTCGCGACCGACGATGGTCTTCGCCTGCTTCTCGATCGCAGGCAGCTCGTCGCGGAGGGCGGCGATGCGCGCCTCATTCGTTTCGACGTCATGCTCGGCCTGGGCTAGGGCGACCAGCGCGTCCTGCGCCTCGTTGCTGGCCTTGGTGGCGTCCCGATCGCTGACGCGGCCGATGAGCGCCTTGGTGGCGGTGAACTTCGCGGCCGCGGCTGCCTTGTCGTGGCGGGCCTTCGCGAGCGTGAGGACGTCGTTCAGCTTCGGACGTGCGGCCTCGGCTTCGGCGAGAGCGCGGTAGATGGCGATGACGTCGTCGCTTCGACGCCAGCTTGGGATCGAGTTCGGCTTCATGATCGTGGTCTGAGGGATGGAGTTGAGGGGCTACCGAGAGTGGAGGTCCTTGAGCACGGCGCTCATGCGCTTGGCCTGCTCCTCGCCGGGGGTCGGCTTCGGGGTGCGGCTCGCGATCTCGATGGCGTCTCGGTAGGGCTTGTGGGCCCGCTGGGCGGCCTCGAGGTCGCGGGCGGTGATGCCCTTGACCGACGTGATGCGCGCGAAGGTGTTCGCGGGGAAGGTCACGCAGGACACCTCCCACAGGCTCACCTCGAGGATCTCGCGGACGCCCTTGACGACTCGGTCCCGAACGGTCTGGAAGCCGATGGAGAGGCCGTTGATGATGCCGGCCTTGAGGTTGGAGTAGACGTCGCGCCCGAGCTGCGTGTCGAGGTTGAGGGTGGCGCGGACGTGGAGCGCCTTGGAGTCGTCCACGAGCTCGGCGAGGCCGATGGGCTGCGCGGGGTCGTGCTGGTTGAGTAGCACGACCCGGCCGCCGTTCTCGCGGATGGTCTTGGTGAAAGCGCCAGGCACGACGACGTCGCCGTGCGAGTCGATGACGTTGTAGACGGACGCCGCGCCGCTGAACTGGCCGTCGAAGCTGTGATCCAGGTCGTTGTATTTGAGAGCGAGGTTGATGATGCGCATGGAGTGGAGGAAGCCGCCGCGGCTCGTGTTGACCATGCCCCAGGGGACCACGAGCGCACGGCGGCTATCGGCCGATGGATTGACTCTCGGTCGATGGCTTCGAGGCGGCGGTAGGTCGCCAGCTCGGAGAGGGGAACGTTCAGCGCGGCGGCGATCTTGATGCGCGTCTTCGGGCGGAGGCGCTCGAAGACTTCTCGGCGCGATTCGGCGTAGACGACCGTCTCGTAGTTGACGTCGGCCAGCCGCCCGAGCTGCTTGAGCGTGAATCCCCTGGCGACGCGCCAGAGCCGAATCGGGTTGACGATGGCCGTCGTGGTCATGACGACCAGGTATCGGGAGTTGCTGCGGGAGTCAGAAGTGCCGCCCGATGTGCTGTCGGGGTGACTTCCACATCCTTGAATGCCCGTTCAAGGTTCTGGTAGAGTCGGCGGCATGGTGAAGTTCATCGGGTATTACCGGGTCAGCACGCAGCGGCAGGGGCGGTCAGGTCTGGGCTTGGAGGCGCAGGAGACCGCCGTCGCGGCCTACGTCCAGCGAGCCAGGGGCCGGCTCGTCGAGGCCTTCACGGAGGTCGAGAGCGGCAGGAAGTCAGACAAGCGCCGGCCGGTCCTACGCGAGGCCCTCGAGCGGGCGCGTCGGGAGCGGGCGACCTTGGTGATCGCGAAGCTGGATCGGCTCGCGAGGAGTGTGCACTTCCTCGCGGGGCTGATGGAGTCGGGCTGCGAGTTCGTGGCGGTCGACATGCCCGAGGCGAACCGAATGGTCCTGCACATCATGGCGGCGATGGCCGAGCAGGAGGCGCGGGCCATCAGCGAGAGGACGAAGGTCGCTCTGGCGGCGGCGAAGCGGCGGGGGGTTCGACTCGGCAGACCTGAGAACCTGACGAGGGCGGCGCAGCGGAAGGGCGCGCGGGTCCGACGCAGCGAGTCCCTGCGTCGGTATCGGGTGGCGCTCGAGTTGATCCAGACCTGGAGAGGGCGAGGGCTCACGCTCTGGGAGTGTGCGCGCCGGCTCGACGAGGTCGGCCTAGAAACGGCCCGAGGCGGGTCCTGGACGGCGTCTACGGTCGGCTGGTTGCTGAAGCGGGCCGCGTAGAAAATGCGGCTCGAAGTAAAGTGGCCGGGCACAGTCCAGAAACGGAGAACCTCGTGATCCCATCGACGTTACCCACGGCTACCCTGCGCGGGGTCGAAAACACCGTCCAGCAGCTCTTGAATGACATGCGCACCATCGCCGAGGCGCGATGCCGAACTCATGGGACAAGTTACGGGACGACGGCTAACGCCGCTGCCGTGCTCTTACCCTGCATAGCTGTGGAGTTCATCGCGACCAGGACTCGTTCGGGGGAGAGCAAGGAGGAGGCTCTTCGGCGGACCTTCCGCGACCTGGCAGCGGCGGTCGGCTATGGCCGGTATGAAACGGTCGGCTTCCCATTCTATAGCCTCGTTCGGCGCGGGCTAGCGCACGGGTTCTACCCAGGCCACGTCCAACTCGCCAACGGTCCGAAGGCTCACGTGGGGCTCAGTTTCTGGATCGATGCGGAGAGCCAACGCAGCTTTTGCGTCGATGAGGTCGGCGGCCATGCGGAAAGTCGTCACCTGGTGCACAACGTTCTCGGAATCGGCGACCACGTCGTGCTCCACGTGTCAGTCCAGCACCTCTACATCGACGTAAAGGTGCTGCTCGAGCGTTTTCTGCAACGGCTGGCAACGGACCGAAAACTGCAGCAGCTTGTCGAGAAGAATGACGAGGATCTGCTCCAGGCGGCGGCTCTGAGGACGATGGAGAGCCTGAGCACGGGGGATTTCATGAATCTGGGCCTGTGACGACCTGCGGTGGCCAGAGCCGGTGAAGGGCCCAGGGCGTTGTGACTTTCTCGCGTGGTCGCGTCTATCGAACACGCAGATCAGAATCGCGTCCCCTATGCCGATGCCCCACGTCGTTGTGTCGTACGCCCGTGTCGATCACCCGTTGGTGCGGGAGATCGTGAAATTGTTGCGCGCGGCGTACGACGTCCGCCGGGCCGTCTTCTGGGACGACGACTTCCAGACCGGCAAGGACTGGGCCCTGCAGTTTAGGAGCGAAGTGAATCGAACGCGACGTGTCTTCGTGATGTGGTGCGTCCACTCGTCGGTGTCGAAACAGGTCCGGGCCGAATACAACTTCGCGTTGAAGCGGGCGAAGAACGTCGTGCCCGTGCTGCTGGACGATACACGCCTTCCCCGGCCGCTTGCGAAACTGCAGGGAGTCGACCTCCGGCAGTCGTTCAGGCACCGACGTCGCCCCGCGCGCGCCGCCAAGAGCACGTGGATTGGGAAGGGTCGCCCGCACGCGGGCTTCTTCAACCAACCTGTTTCGCCGCTACCGCGCGGCCCACGGCTATCTGACGAACGGCGTCGTCGCCTTCTCGACGCCTTCCAACCCTTCCTTCTGCCCAAGAACCGAGAGCGGTAGGGCCGGCATACTGTCCGCCGCTTGCGGGCCGCCTGCGGGGCGGACAGCTCGAGGCCCGGGTGGCGGCGGCCTTCGCCGGAGGTGTGCTCCGTTGTCGATCAGCGCAGTGATTCGTACACGCTCGCGCGTGTTATGCCAAACCGATCATTGCGGATCAACGACATCCACACACTCCGGTTGCCGCATACGAACGATGTGCGCTCTTCGGATTGACCCGGATCTGAGAGGGATTCCGTGCGAACCCCGCACGACTCGCGAACTGGAGCTGGAAGCTGTGAGAGGGCGGAAAACACGGCCCGGGCAAGAGCCGGGCCGTCGACGGCTTCGTCGATCGTCCAATACTTGACCACGCGCGAGACGGCGCCGTCCCGCAAGGTAATCGTCCCGATCGACCTGGCTGGTGCGGCCGTCGTTGACCGATCCCACACAAGAACCGTGTGCTCCATGTCCAGCGGCTGGGTGAGCGCGTGTCGATGGCTCTCCGCAGCCGTTACAAGTTCCGATTCTGTCATTCCGATCCTGACGCTGAGGCGCCCGACATCCAGCACACGACCTGCGGGCGGCGCCTGCGGGAATGTAGTCGCCGACAGCAGTAGGAACCCGATTACAACGGAGAGCCTGTGGCGTGTCGCAGAGGGCTTTGGCACAGGCCAGATTCTACTCCCCGGATGAGTCGGTCGAGGCCGCGAGTTCGCGGCGTCGGGTCACCACGACGGCCAGGACCGTGGCTGGAAACCACCGCGACCCGCCACGGATGGTTGGCACCGCCTCCCGGTTCAACGAGTCGGCGATCGCGCGGAACGTGCGGGCCGACGCGCGCTCCGCGATAAGCCGGTCGGCCAACTCTCGTGGCGCGGCGACCCGCCCTCGCCGCCGACCGGCCCGCCTCAAGGCGGCGAACTTCTCCCGCTGGCGCTCCGAGATCCGGTGCCACTCGAATCGCGCGGCCATTGCCAGGCAGGTCGCGACCATTTCGCCCGAGGGCGTCGCGGTGTCGAGCCCGACGTCGACGGCGATGACCCGCCAGCCTTCGCGCTGGGCGCGTTCGACGATCCCCGAGACGTCATGCGTGCTGCGCCCGAGGCGATCGACCTTGGCGACGACGAGCCCGCCGGCGCGGCCCGTCTCGATTCCGGCCAGGGCGGCGAGTAGGCCGGGCCGGTTCGACATGCCGGCACCGGAGATCCCCGCGTCCTCCTGCCACTCGACGATCGTGAGCCCGTTGCGGGCCGCGTAGTCGGTGATCGCGTGTCGTTGGGCGTCGAGGCCGACGCCGGAGGTGGCTTGCCCGGCAGTCGATACGCGGATGTATCCGATGACGGTATGACGATCACCGGGTGACGCGACGTGGCGCCGGCGGCGGAGGGTGGGCATGCCCGCCAGCTTCAACGAGTCCTGAGTTGTTTACAACGGGCTCAAAGCGCGACACAGCGCGCACCCGCCGCACGAACTCGCTGGCCACTCAATCCTTCAGGCCCCCCACACGGCTCGCGCTATCAGGAACAGGGCCCAGGCAAACGACAGCGCGCAGACGCTAAACAGGGCAGCCCCGAAGTAGGCACTTCGCTTAAACCATCGCGTGCGCCTACGCGCCTTGTGAAGGTCAGGGGCCACCAATTCACTCTGGTCAGTAAACGCGAGCACGACCTGGCGCACCTGCTCGGCGGCGTCGTCCTCAAACGCTTGGCGGCGGGCTCGTACAGAGCGATAGATTCGCTTGCACTCGTCAAGGGGAGCGTTGTAGGTCAGTAGGAAGGAATAGTCGACCTCGAAGTGCTCGCCAAGCTGCTTCACAATCTGCGACCGGTCCCATGTCTCAGATAGCTCCGGGTAGGCGACCGTATCAGCGCCGGCCGCGTAGCCTTGCATGGCCCCGAGCGCCGTTGCGAAATGCACCTGGACCCTCGGAGCCAGCCACACCCCCATAAGCCTGTACGCGACGCCCGAGACGACGCAGATGAACAGCGACGCAACGGTGACGTCAAGCTGCGGCCCGAGGACTCTGCGTGCCTCCGCGTTGGCGAGAGTTGCAACCACGATTGCGCTGGCCAAGCCGACGATCCAGACGGCGGCCTGTGCGGTATCCGTGTAGACCTCGCGACCGTGACGTAGGCCTTCAGCGATCGCGTCCTTGAACAGACGCGCGAACATCACGTCCTTCGGCGTCGCCGAGCTATTAGCCATCACTTCTCCCAGCGGGCCGGGGCGGCGCTGGCGAGCGACAGACTACACGATCTGCCTTGCGGACCTATGTTAGGGGAGCACGGGTTCGACCTTCGCACCTGCCTCGTGCGGTCCGCCAGCAGGGTGATGCCATGCGCCCACACGACCATGACGAAGCGCGTGCTGCTCGGGCTCGCCGTGCTGTTCGTATTGATGCTTGTTGGCGCAGGCATCACCATTTGGGTCCTGATGCAGCGCGCCGAGGCAGAGCGCGCTCGCATCGCGGAGCGTTATGCACGCATCGAACGGGAGCGAAAGGCTGTGAGCGCCGATGCGCGGTTCTCGATCGAGAACATGCCGCTCCCGACGTTCAAGCGCTTGAACGTCACGCCGGACGTTGCCGCCGACATGGACACGGTCTGGTGTCTTGCGGATCGCGTATTTCACGACCGAAGCAAGATTCAAGCGCCAAAGGGTCTGACGATCCTCGTCTACACCGGCGAGAAGTTCGTGGCAACGCTGGCCCTAACGGACACCGGCGGGCCGACGCCCGAGCGCAAGCTCCTCGGCCGGACCGAGGCTCCTCGGTAGTTACCACCTTGGGCTTCTTCAAGGACCGACTCAAGTCGTCCGAAACTGAAAAGCCCCAGGACCCGGTGAAGGCCCTGGGGCTCGCGTACTCACGGTGCGTGGTCCTCAGCGCTGCTGCCTGAACCACGCTGCCCACGCGGCGTAGTTCGGGTCGTCGGGGCCGATCTCGAGCAGGCCGTCGCCGGTCACGGCGCCGGAGGTGGCGCGCGCGGGAACGAGCAAGCGGGCGGCGCGCGTCCTGGCCGCGAACGTGTCGCCGTCAACCTCGCTGCAATTTGGACAGGCGAGGCTGTTGGTGTCGGGGTCGAGGAGGAGCAACTCGGAACACTGGCCGCAGATCGGATCGCGATGACGTGGCATGTCTCCAGCGTCACCGATTTCGCGCGAAAAGGGCACGGCCGTGAGCACCGGGACGTGAGAACCGGCGCGGGCCAGGAGCGCGGCGAGACGTCCTCGGTGCGGAGCGACGGACGGCGGCCTGGCGAGGTGGTGTTCAGCGTAGTCGTTTTGTTGCCGTTCGTGTCCGTTTGTTGCCGTTCGTGTCCGTTTGTTGCCGTTTAAGCGTCCGCGTAAGCCATTGCAAAATATAAAGTTAACTGCCTGTAAAACTTGCGTCGCAGGCGCGTCCCTGCTACCGTTGTCATTCGTCGGTTTGATGAAAAAAAGCCGCCCCCATCAGCCTGGCTTCCTACGGCGAAGGCTGACGGGGCGGCCCTGATCCATCCGGGAGGATGAACCTGTGTCCAAGCATACCCTGCCTGGCCTCGCCGCGCCGCTTCCGTTTACGGTCCCGGTGCAGCGCCCGGCGCGCGGCGTCTACGTCTTTCAACTGAGCGCCACCGGCACGCAGAAGATCGGCATCGGCCACTGGCGGCAGCGGCGCGAGCATGCCGAAACCTGGACCGGCGGCGGCGTCGAGGTCCTCGGCGTGTTCAGCGGCGCGGTCGCGGACGAGCGGGACCTGCACCGCGTGCTCCGACGCTGGCGGGTCCGCCGCGAGCATTTCAACCTGCCGCAATGGATCCTCGTCGTCGTCCTGAAAGCCGACCGAGACGGGTGCACGTGCGCGACGCTCTGCGAAGACATCGCGCTCGCCGTGGAGCAGTGGCAGGTCCATCAGCGTCACTACCCCGCCGCGCCGCCCCTGCCCCGACAGCGCGGGTAATCGCTCGCGTCGGTATGCTGAGCCCGTGGTGCCCGACGAGGCCGAGGTCTGGACGATGAAGAAGGGGGAGCGCGTGGCCCGCTGCGTCGTCGTCCGGCATCCCCTGGGCCTGGAGCTGCGGTGCCTGGTCGATGGCGAGCTGGTCCGCTCGAACGTCCACCGTGACCCGGAGGAGCTGAAGATCATGGCTTTCAGCTGGCAGGAGGCTTTCACCGCGGGCGGGTGGCGATGACGAAGAACCCCGGCGAGCGCGTCGAGGCCTCGCTCCGCGGCCTCCGGTGGATGGTGGCCGCTGTCGCCGCGCTCCAGCTCGCCATCCTGGTCTACCTGCTGTAGCCCGCGTCCGACTGGTTCCTGGCGGAGGGCGCGACGGCGTCAGATGACGATGTCATCGGCGTGCTTCGGGCACGCGATGCAGCCGCATGGCAGGTGGCGCCCGCGCCCTATGGCGGGGTCGCGCGGGGTCGTCGGTCGCGTCGAGCGCCTCGAGGTGCGGCGGAGTGGGAGTGACCACTTCGCCTCCGCGACGAGACGCCCGTCTGGCGCGGTCGTGAGCCTGCCGGGGATGGTCAGCACGCCGAGCTCCTGGGCTGCGGCGCGGAGGGTTGCGGCGTCGTGGCCGTAGCGGGCGCCGGCGGTGTTGACGGCGGCGACGGGCCGTGAGCCGGACCCGAGGTAGGTGTCGAGGAACGAGCGGGCCTGCCCTGTTGGCGATGAGGGTCTTGGCGGGCATGTTGGCGGGTCCTTTCGGAGTTCTGTGCGGGGGTCAGATGCGGCGGCAGCGGGGGAGCGGTTGATCGAGCCACGCGAAGCCGTGTCCTCGACGGCGAACAGGAGCGACCGCTCGGCGGTCGTGGGCGTCTCGATCGTGGTGACGACCTGCGAGCCCTGGGCCCGGCTGTAGCTGGTGACTTGGAGCCTGATGTCGGCTCGGGCGGGCCTGCGCGTCACGGTGACGATCGCGCCGGCTGACTCGCGCACCGCGCAGCGGAGGTGCTCGAGGTCCAGGCCCTCGGCGCGGATGACCACGACGAGGCCGTAGCCGATGTCGGCCGCGAGTCGCGCGAGGCTCATGCCATCGACGCAGGGGGCTTCCATCGGCACGATGTCGATGCGCCCGAGGTCGGCGCCCATCGTCTTGAGCAGCTCGCGGTGCTCGGCGACGGGCGTGACGAGTAGCACGGGGCCCGGCTGGCGCTCCTGGGTGTCACCGGGGAGTGGATGGCCGCCCGCGAGGTCGGCGACGACGCGCAGGGCGAGGAGGGCGGTCGTGTCGGCGTCGCCGGAGACATTCGTGACGAGGCGGCGGGCGACGCGGCCGGTCCAGAGCCAGCGCCAGGCGGGCGAGGGGGTGGCTGGCGCGCGGCTGGTGGACGCGATGGCGGAGGTCATTGGACGGTGTCTGCCTTTCGAGGGTGGGACGCGGTGCGGGGTTGTCCTTCGGGGTCGTGCTGTGCGGGGTCAGTCGCGTCACGTCCTGGGGAGACTCTCTGAATAGATGATGTGACTGGACGTGACTATTGATTTCGTTGACCGTTTTTCAGTGGCGTCAGGTGCCGTGACTGGTGATGTGACTGGCTACAGTCACGTCAGTCACGTCAGTCACGGCAGTCGCGTCAGTCACGTCAGTCCTCGGAGTGCTGTGACGTGACTGGCAGGGTCCAGTAGGTCTGCCGCGGAAAGCCCTTGCCCTCGACCACGACGCCGATCGCTTTGCTTGAGCGTTCGATGGCCGTCTGCGTGTGGCCGGCCTTGCGGCCCTCCGCCTTGGCGTCCTTTGACGAGCACGTTCCTCCGACGCTCGTCAGGTAGTCACGCAGCCAGCCGCCGGCCTCGGCGATCGCCGTGCGGGTCGAAGTCGTGATGCCCGCCTGCTGCGCCTCCGCGACCGCCTCTCGGATGGACTGCTCGCGCGGCTCGGTCCAGACCAGCTTGCCTGCAGTGATCGGCTTGCCCTCGTCGTCGTCGCCGACGTGGTGGCGCTCAATGCGGAACGTGAGCGTCGTCACGTCGACCTTGCCGAGATTGTTCTTGGCCTGCCCGAGCAGGCGCGTCTGTTCGTCGTTAGGGTCCGTCATCACGTAGAGCACGGCCCTGGCGACGGCGGTGAACGCCTTCGAGGCCATGACGGAGTTGAGCACGTCGCCGCTGCTCGACTTATTCAGGTGAATCAGTCCGACGATGGCCGCGCCCGTCGCGCCTGCGATCTTGGCGAGTGGTTCGAGTGCCTGACGCGTCTCGCCGTCGCGGTGCGAGTCGAGCTTGCCGTCGAGCCTCGACATGATCGGGTCGAGCACGACGAGCGCGGCGTTAACCTCGCGGATGCTTGCCTCGAGGTCGGCGATGTCTCGGGGCAGGATCAGATCGCCATCGAACCCCTCGGCAGTGACGACGTCGACCCGATGGACCCGATCCAGGTCGGCGCCCGCGGCGACGAGTCGAGGAACGATCGTGAATTCCCATGCGTCCTCGGTCGCGGCGATGATGACGTCGCGCGGCGTGCCGTAATGCTCGCCGGGCAGCTTGCCCCTGGTCGCGTCGGCGACCAGGGCGGTATACGCGATCGACTTGCCGATGCCCTCCCTGCCGGCGATGAGCGAGAGCGCGCCGGCGGGTATGCGGCCGTCCTCGTTCTGGCCGTCCACCGATTGCGTGGCCCAAAGCCATCGGGCGCGCTTCATCTTGATGTCGCTGGCCTTCGTGAGTCGGACGTGGCGCCCGCGCGGTGCCTCGACGGGCTGCGTGGGAAACTCGATGACTTCGGCCATGGCCTCGGTCCAGACTGGCGCGGCCGGGGCGAGCGCCCGCAGCTCATCGGCGGCGTGCCCGGCGTCGAGCCAGTCGGAGACGTCGGCACCCTTCGCCGCGAGCCCGAGGTCGAGGATACGAACCTCGAGGCCGTGACTGGCGCAGCTCCGCGCGACCTGTTGAGCGTGGTCCCGGCCGGTCTGGTCGTGGTCAGGGATGATGTAGCCGCGCTGCGCCCCGACCTTGACGAGGCGCTCGGTGAGGCTGTCGGCCCACTTTCCAGCGCCGCCAGCATTGCACGTGCTGTTGAAGCCATGGCCCGCGAGGCGGTCGGCGTCCTTCTCACCCTCGACGATCCAGATGTCGGTCACGTCGACGAGGCGGTCGAGACGATAAGGAATACGCTCGATATTCTTCAGGTTCCAGATCCATCCGCCGTTGCCGTCCGGTCTGCGCTGCCTGAAGTCCTTCGGGTCGAAGCGGACGACCTGATACCGGAGCTGGCCGTGCTCGTCGCGGTAGTCGTGGGCGACCTCGCGGCGCTTCGGTTCGTCGCGACGGGGCGGCATCACGTCGGCGTGAGCGAGCCCGGCGCCGGCGAGGATGTCGTCGAGGGCGCAGTCGTGAGCGTGACACTTGAAGATCCACGGGACGTCGTCGCCGCGCCCGATGGAGAGTGAGGGGCTGCGGTCGTCGTGCGCCGGGCAGCGGGCAGACCATCCGTCGCCGACGCGCTTGACCCCGTCGAAGTGCTCGAGGAGAGCGCGCTCGTCGAGAGGCTGATAGATCTGGTAGGCCGAGGCTGCGCGGCCGATATTAGAATTGGCAGACACGTTCGAGACCTTTGGTGGGTGAGAGCCGGTTGACCTTCGCGGGGGCCGGCTTTTTGTTTTCGTCCCGTCGCAGCGTGCTCGACGGGCGGGGAGAATCCCCGGTCTCTTCGGTGTCGATGGCGAGGCGCTGAGGGCCTCGGCCGGCGGGGCGTGCTTGGCCTACTGGCCCTCGCACCTCATGAAGGAGTCGAGGTCGGCTCGGTGGTAGCGGAGCTTCTGGCCGCCGTTGATGTGGCAGGCCTGGAGTCGCCCGGCGCGCCGAGCGCGCTCGATGGTCTTGTGCGACACCCGCAGATACCTTGCGGCCTCCCTGGCGTTCATCCAGGGCGACGGCGTGGCGACGAGGGCCTCGCGCACGACGGCGCGGACGTCGTCGAGGGTCACGGGCTTGAATTCGAGTGTGTCTGGCATGTGGGGCCTGTAGATGAAGGGTGAGGACTAGCTGTGGGCTGCACGGTCATCGGCCGCAACGGTCCGTTGCAGAACAGCGAAGTCGGTCTACCCCTGAAAAAAGTTGAGGCCGGCAGCAGGGCGAGGCCGGAGAGAGGAGGCGGGGCGCGTGTGAGGCGCCCCGTGGAAGGCGGGAGGGCGGCGGCTCAGGCCATCTCACCGCGCACGTAGCGATCGAGATCGTCGCGGTGGTATTTGTTGAGCCTGCCGCCGTTGACTTTGTGTTGCACGAGGCGGCCCTGCTTCACCGCGCGCTCGATGGTGGCGGGGCAGACACCGACGTACTCGGCGGCGGCCCGCTTCGAGAGCCACGCGCGGCCGGTGGCGGCGGGGGTGTCCATGGAGGGCTGAGAGGGCGGGATCGCGAGCGCGCGGAGCGCGGTCTCGACGACGGTGAGGATGGAGTTGATGTCGGCGGGGTTCACGTGCTGCTGGCCTCCTGGCGGGGTAAGATGCGGCTCGTGTTGCACCGAGCCGTGCCACGATTGTCGCAGCCTGATCGCGCGTCGGGGCGGTGTCGCGTTGCTAAAATCTGCGGAGCGTTGGCGACAATGGCGCCAATGATTCAGGAGGCGTTGAATCACGGCGTCGGGCCGCTTGCGAATGTTTGCGAATGATCCTGCGGACTCCGCGTGATCGAGTGGCATCGGGCGGAGGTGCCCCCTCTGGAGTCGCGCAGGATTCGGCCAGGCGGGCGCGCTGGCGGAGTCTTAAAATCCCGAGAGGGGTCACCCCTCGTGTGGGTTCGATTCCCACCCCCGGCACTCCCGCGCGATGCGCGGGAGTTGCCAGGTGTGTTCATCAGCCCCGGGGGGCTCCGCCTTCGGCTCGCCCTTGGGGT